ATGAAACTGAAGCAATACCAGACCGATACTCTCTCCGTTCTCCGCCGCTTCTTCGAAGAGGCGCGCGTCGCGGGCCCGAAGGGCGCGTACGAGGCGATCACCAAGGAGCCGGACCAGGCCAAGCGGCTCGGCCGGTACGGCGGCACCTACACGCCGCTCGCCGAGCTGCCGGCCGTTCCCTATGTCTGCCTGCGCCTGCCCACCGGGGGCGGCAAGACGATCCTCGGAGCCCACTCCATCGGCATCGCTCGCGACGCCTGGGTGGAGAAGGACTATCCGATGGTCCTGTGGCTGGTGCCGTCGAACACGATCCGGCTTCAGACGGCCGAGGCGCTGAAAAACGCCCGCCACCCCTATCGGCAGGCGCTGGACGAGGCCTTCGACGGCCGGGTGCGCGTGTTCGACATCTCGGACTTCACGCATATCCGCCCGCACGACATCCGCGACCATTGCTGCATCGTCGTGGGCACGATCCAGACGCTGCGGGTCTCGAACACCGAGGGCCGCAAGGTCTATTCCCACAACGAGAACATGGAGCCGCACTTCACGGCGCTGCCCAAAACCTTGCCGGGGCTGGAAGCGCTGGAAGGCGGCGGCGTGAAGTTCTCCTTCGCCAATCTGATGCATGTCCACCGGCCGCTGATGATCGTGGACGAAGCGCACAACGCGGTCACCGGCCTGACGCGCGAAATGCAGGCGCGGGTCAATCCGTCGGCGATCATCGAGTTCACGGCGACGCCGCGGCTCAACTCGAACATCCTGCACAGTGTCACGGCGCAGGAGCTGAAGCTCGAGGAGATGATCAAGCTGCCGATCATGCTGTCCGAGCACGACACCTGGCAGAACGCTGTGAACGGGGCGATCGCGTCACGGGCGTCGTTGGCTGAGGAAGCCGAGAAGGACACGGCGTACATCCGACCCATCGTCCTGTTCCAGGCGCAGCCCAAGAACCAGGAGGTGACGGTCGAGGTGCTGAAGAAGCACCTGATGGAGGTCGAGCAGATCCCCGAACACAAGATCGCCGTGGCCACCGGCGATCAGCGCGAACTGGACGGCATCAACCTGTTCGATCCGAAATGTCCGATTGAATACGTCATCACCGTCGAGGCGCTGAAGGAGGGCTGGGATTGTTCCTTCGCCTATGCGTTCTGCTCGGTCTCGCGGATCCAGAGCGCGGTGGACGTCGAGCAGTTGCTGGGGCGCGTCCTGCGGATGCCTTATGCCAAACGCCGCAAGGCCGAGGATCTGAACCGCGCCTACGCGTTCCTGTCGGAACCGTCGTTCGGCGAGGCGGCTCGGTCGCTGGCCGACAAGCTGGTGGCTATGGGTTTCGAGGAGGATGAAGCTCGAGACAACATCGAACCGGCGCAGACGTCGCTCGATGCCGATACCGGCCTGTTCGGCCCGCGCGAAAAGCCGAAGCCGACGTTCAAGCACACGGTGACAGCGACGCCTGAGGTGGTTGCCGAACTGAAGAAGCGCGAAGGGGTGAGCATTCGCAAAACCGATGATGGGAAGGTCGAGATTGCCGTGACGGGCCGTGTTGACGGCGGCCTCGAAAGGGCAATCGTCGAGGCCCTCCCCGAGACCGAACGAACTGGGTTCTCGGCGGCCGTCACCAAGTATCGCGTCGAAGTGAAGGACCAGCTATCGCCTGCAGAACAGGGCGAGACGTTCGAGGTCCCTCGCCTGGTCTCCGAGATACAGGGCGAGTTCGAGTTCGCTGACACGGACGTGTTCATGGAGTTCCACGACTGGTCGCTGCTCGACCACTCGTCGAGACTGGGTGAAGGCGAGTTCGCGATCCGCGAGACGGCGCGCAGTTTCGAGATCGACCTCGACGGCAACCGCATCACCTACCAGTTCGCGGACGAAGAAGAACAACTGGCGCTCGACGTCGATGTCGAAGGGTGGACACCGGAGGCGCTGGTGCTCTGGCTCGACCGGCAGGTGCGCCAGCCAGACATTCATCAGAGTGAACTGCTGCGCTGGCTGCGCGACCTGGTCGGCCACCTGATCACCGCACGTGGCTTGCACATCGCCGCGCTGATGCGCTGCAAGTTCATCCTCGCCCGAAAGGCCCGCGAGAAGCTCGCCGCCATCCGCCAACAGGAACGCGATGGCGTCTACCAGCGATACCTTTTCGCTCCGGAGGCCAAGGTCGAGGTGTCCTTCGACCAGGCTTTCGCGTTCAAGGACGGAATGTACTGGGATCAGCGCCGGTATCGTGGGCGCTGGAAACCTCGCAAGCACTTCCTTGGGCCGGACCATGTGCCTGCCTTCGATGGGGCCGAGAACGGTGAAGAATTCCAGTGCGCGCAAGCCATCGACAGCTTGCCAGGCCTGAAGTTCTGGATCCGCAACGTCGCACGCCACCCCAACTCGTTCTGGTTGCCGACGGCCACGGACAAGTTCTATCCGGATTTCGTGGCTCAGTTGGAGGACGGCCGGCTGCTCGTCGTAGAGTACAAGGGAGCTCACTTCGCAGATGGCCCCGACACCGCCGAAAAGCGGACCATCGGGCAGCTGTGGGAGAGGAAGACCGGCGACAAGGGTGTGTTCGTCGTAGTCGAGAAGACCGTCGACGGCAGGGACATGCGGGCTCAGATGGTCAATACGCTCCAAGGCTCGACATGATGCATGCTGTTCAGGCTGGCACTTCGCGCAGTCGCTGCAACGGTTTCGCATCGCTCGCAGGAAGCCCTGCCTCGGTCGGCGCCAATTACCGGCTTCTGCGCGAGAGGAGGCGGGAAAAAATATTCACGCCCTGAATGGCGGCGTGAATATTTTTGACACCCACCTCTTGGCCGTGCTATGCAGCCGCATCAGGCGGCAAGAGGTGGATCGAATTTGGACAGAGATGCAGCACTGCAGGCAGCCCGTGAAAGGTTCGAGGAACCACTTTGGACGCTCATAGGGCAGCTGGAAGCGACCTTGACGGATCTCGGTCGGGTGAAGCACATCAACATTTCCGACCCGCGAGCGGTCGGCTCGGTGCTGAATAGCGCGCTGACCGATGCGGCATCTGCCGTGAACCTCTCCGATCACGGCTTGGAAGTTACCCATGTCAATGACGGCCGGAGCAACAAAGTTACGGGTGTTGTGGATCTCGGTGGCGACGAACGAGCTGTCAGTTTCGAGCTTCATCTGTCCGGCCCCCGCGGCGGCACTTCGAAGTCATCGCATCAGTTCGCGAAATCTGACTTCTCTGTGTGCGACATTGAAGAGCAGCGATCACTCTTTCCTTACGACGTCGATGCGCCTGATCAGCTGCTGTTCTTTATTGCCTGCCACTTGAGTGGCACGGGAGTATCCGTCTCGAAAGTCTTCATAAAGTTCGCAGACGGAATAGATCAGAGAATGATCGAGATTCATCGCTCCGCACCGTCGGTGGCTGCTGGGGCTATGGATAGCGCGCCGGTAAATGAGCCAGCAGGCGCGAAGTTGACAATCAAGAGACCCAAGGGAGAAGAAACCGAAAATGGCAGCAAGACCGATAAACGGGGGGATGCTGCTCCTAGCTCGAAATAGACGCCGGAAGACACAGACAGAATTAGCCGCCGAAACCGGGGTTGCGCAGGCCGCAATCTCCCGAATTGAGAACGGCACCCGGGACGCGCTCTCGCAGGAGGAAATCCAGTCGATTGCGCGTTTTTTGGGATTCCCTGTGAGCTTCTTCTATGAGCAAGAGCCGCTGTATAGGACGCCGTTGAGCCTCCATGGCGCTGCTTTCCGAAGAAAGGCAGCAGTGTCGAAAAGGGATCAGGAGGGGGTGGTGGCACTCGCCAACCATTATGTCCTCCATTTCCGAAAGCTTCTGGATGCCGTGGACTTGGAACCCGAGTTTCCGCTGCTGCAGTTCGAGGTGGTTAGCGATAAATCCAGCGTCAGCGACAACGCCAACGCCGTCACATCTGCTGGTGAGGCTGCTCAAAAGATCAGGGCATCCTGGCAACTTGGCGACGGACCGATTTCGAATCTTGTCCGCTTTGTTGAGGCGACTGGCATTCTTGTCGTGGAGGGAGACTTCGGCCAAGCCGACATCGACGGCGTCACCCTGCGTCCTCCTGGCATGAAGCCGGTGGTTGTGCTGAATCATGCGCGCCCTGCCGACCGTAAGCGATTCAGCCTCGCTCATGAATATGGCCATGTCGTCCTGCATGCCTTCCCCTACGATGCGATGGAAAAGGAGGCCAACGATTTTGCGGCGGAGCTGTTGATGCCAAAGACGGGCGTCCTGCCTGATCTGAAGCGTGGACTTTCCATTCCGCGACTCGGCCAGCTGAAGCAGAAGTGGCGGACAGCAATGTCGGCCCTGATCTACAGAGCCAAATCACTTGGCGCTATCACGGACGAGAACGCCACGGCGCTCTATAAGAAGATGAGCGCATTCGGGTACCGCACCCGGGAGCCGCATGAGTTCGACATTGCTCCGGAGACCGGCAAACTAGCTGCGCAGCTTTTGAACTTGCACATGAACGACCTCGGGTACAGTTTGGACGAACTGGCCGAAGGACTCCGGACTGATCCTGTGGAATTCGCGATAATGCATGGGCTCGCGGTTCCGGAAAGCAAGCTGAGGGTAAGGGAGAAGCCTAAGTTGCGCCTCGTGGCCAATCGCGACTAGCCGGCAATTGATCATTAACCTCGGCGCAGGCCTCCAAGCGCCGAGGGGTCTAGTTTAACGATTGAAAGTACCGCCGCTGAAGTGCCCATTCGAGCGGAAACGGTCCTGTGACGTTCGTGAGGGTCAGTTCTGGTCCATGCAGGCCGTCTAGGATCACCGCAATTATTTCGGGCGCTAAAAGTGTCAGGCGAAGCACACGGGTGAGGTAGGAAACCGCTACACCTTCTCGTTCAGCCAGCTCGGTGATGGTCATGAAGTCGCCAGTTTCCAGCATGCGTTTCCAGCGAAATGCCCTCGCCAGTGCTTTGATCAGCGTGTTGTCGGTCCTGCGCGTCTGCTCGGCACCCTCGGGTAGCTGCATCTCCTTTCGCCCACCGCGCTTTATCAATGTGAGCGGGACGTGCAGGGTCACGGTATCTGGGATCGACGTGGCTCGGGTCACGCCGCTTCTCCCATGTTTCCCGCCAGCATCTCGCACGCGAGGCCGCCAAGGCCATCGACGCGCAGCCGCACGTTCAGGCCCTCGATTCCGATATCGACGCGCTCGACCAGCAGCGCCACGATGCGCGCTTGCTCGGCGGGGAACAACTCGTCCCACAGCGGATCAAGGCGGGTCAGTGCCTCCCGTGCCTCAACCTCGCTGATGGCGAAGTCTTTTGCGCGAGCCGCTTTCCAAGTGCCCGCCACAACCTCGGGCTGCCGGAACACGGCGCGCAACTGGGCGATGACGGCAGCTTCGATTTCACCCGCTGGCACCCGGCCAATGACACAAGAACCGGCCCCATGCTTCAGAACAGTCTGGCTGACGTAGTAACGATAAAGCCGCCCGCCCTTGCGGGTATGGGTCGGTGAAAAAGCAGCGCCGTCGGGGCCGTAGAGCAACCCTCGCAGCAGCGCAGGCGTGTCGGCGCGGGTTCGGGCTGCGCGCTTGCGCGGGCTTTCCGCCAGGATGCCGTGTACCTTGTCCCACGTCTCCCGCTCGATGATCGCTTCATGTTCGCCGGGATAGCTGGTCCCCTTGTGCACGGCCTGGCCGATGTAGACCCGGTTGTTCAGCATCCGGTAGATGAACTTCTTGTCGATGCGGTGCCCGCGAGCCGTCGTGACGCCCCGCTCGGCCAGTTCGCGCGCCAGTTCCGTGCCGGAACCGATCTCGATGAAGCGGGCGAAGACCCATCGGACATGCGCAGCATCGCGGGGGTTTTCCACCAACTTGCGGTCGTTCACGACATACCCCAGCGGCGGCACGCCGCCCATCCACATGCCCTTGCGGCGCGATGCAGCGATCTTGTCGCGGATCCGCTCGCCGGTAACCTCGCGTTCGAATTGTGCAAAGCTGAGCAGGATGTTCAGGGTCAGTCGCCCCATAGATGTCGTAGTATTGAAACTCTGCGTCACCGAGACGAAGGTCACGCCGTTGCGGTCGAACACCTCGACCAGTTTGGAGAAATCCATCAGCGAGCGGGAGAGGCGGTCGATCTTGTAGACGACGACCACGTCAACCAGCCCATCCTCGATGTCGGCCAGCAACCGCTTCAGGCCGGGGCGTTCCAGCGTGCCGCCGGAGATGCCGCCATCGTCATACTGATCGCGCACCAGCACCCAGCCCTCCGACCGCTGGCTGGCGATGTAGGATTCGCAGGCCTCGCGCTGGGCATGCAAGCTGTTGAACTCCTGCTCGAGCCCTTCCTCGGAGGATTTGCGGGTGTAGACCGCGCAGCGGAGCTTGCGGATGATCTTCGCCTTGTCGACGGGCTTGTTCATGCGCCCCTCCGGTGGTTTTTCAGGCCAAAGAACACCCAACCATTCCAGCGCGTCCCTGTGATGGCGCGGGCGATGGCCGACAGCGACTGATAGGGCCGCCCCTGCCATTCAAAGCCAGCTTGGGTCACGGTGACGATCTGTTCGACGCCCTGCCATTCGCGCAGGAGCCGCGTGCCGGTGATGGGTTTCAGATCGGCCCGAATGCGGCGCGTGGTGATGTTACCTCCGTCAAGCTGCTCGCCCAAGGCTTCCAGCCGCTTGATCGTTTCGGGTTTCAGCCCGCCATAGGCCAGTTCCTGGATGCGGTAGGCCATGCGGGATTCCAGATAGCGGCGGTTGAAAGGCGGCGGTTCTGTTTCGAAAAGCTCGCGCCACTGTGCCTTCAGGTCCGGCGTCGATGTGGTCTTCAGCGCGGCCAGGCGCGCTGGGATGGGATCGGGCTTCGTCATGCTGTTCTCCGGTGAGTTGGAGTTGCATGAAGGCATTGGTCGGGCGAACAGTGTAGGCAACTTTCTCCTGTCTTGTCAGAGACTTCACCTCGTTGCCGCATTAGCAACCGGATCAGGCCAAGCGCCAGCAGGCCGCACAATTCGGCGCGGCGCTGGGCTGGGGTCATCTGGTTTGTTGGAAAAGGATTTGGCCCCGATGCCGCCTTGGCCATGGTGTCCGCCCATCTGCTACTTGATGGCCAAAGGCTATGGGGATGCCGCCGAAAAACAATCTATTTCATGTGGTTAGGGTAGCCCTGCGCAATCATTCGCACTCTCGCGTCGAGCAGGCCGGTTTCATCTTCCGGCGCTACGAGAGATGCCATGGCTCACGACTTCCGGAAGGTTTTCACATCTCTCTGGCGAACCAGCGAATGCGCCCGATGATATTGACCTCGTCGGCAGTGCCTTCATAAGGCGTATAGAGCGGGTTGTCTGAAATGATGCGCACCCGCGGCGGATCGCTCATCGGGACGTGTTCGAGCCGCTTGGCGACGAGGCCCATGCCATCGTGCAACACGAAGATCCCGGGTGGGTTCGGCACCCGAAGCGCCATGTCGACCAGCACGGTATCGCCGTCAAGTAACGTCGGCGCCATGCTGTCGCCAGCGACATGCATGATGCGCAGCTGCGACGGGCTGGCCTTGAGGCTGCCCTTTATCCAGGAGCGGCGGAAGTGGTAGGCGCGACCGGGCGTGTCACGATCCTCGGTCACGATGGCGCCGCCACCCATCGACGGGCGCGGGGCGGCATGCGCGATCGCGACGAAACTCTCGTCGGGGTTCTCGATAAACGGCGGATCTCCCTCAACCTCTCCGATGCCGTGGATCAGCCAGCCGCGCTCTACCTTCAGCACGCGGGCCAAGTCGGCCAGCCGATCGAGACTGGGCCGTGCCGAGCGGCCCCGCAGGATGTCGTAGACAAACGAGCGATTGACACCCGCCATTTCGGCGACGTGGGCGGGGCTCAGTCCGAGTTGCTGCGCGCGGGCCCGAAGGCGATCAGCCAGAGTGTGATGTTCGGCCATTTTGTCCCCAAGGGGCTGTGGATGAAATAGGATAAAACATGATTGATCGGGATGCGTCAAGGGAATAGAACAGAGAAGGAACAGGCGCGCCGAGAGTCGAGGGGTCAGCATGGAAATCGAGAAGGCCTATTTTACGCTCCCCGAGATCCTCGTGCGCTGGAACATCCCCGAGGCGGACCTGATCTATCTGGCAGAAAATGACCGGCTCCGTTTGTCGGTGCGGGTCTTCGGCATGCCGATCGAGTTCGGCGACCTCAGGGCCTCGGTCGACGACCAACCGCACTCCATGCCCTCGGAGCGCAAGCGCTACAGCGGCCTCCTCGATCTGCATGCACAGGACGCCTTCCGCCTGTTTCGGAGCGGCGAACTGGCCCTGACGGAATTCCGCACGCCGAACGCGAGCCATGCCTCGGTCCGGGGCGATGAAAGCCCTGTGCTCTGCATGATCGGAGATCTTGTGTTGCGCCGCGAGGAACGCGATCGTTTCGAAGCAGAATCAGGGTTTTCCGGATCCGGAAACCGGAACCCTGAGCCTGCCTTCGCCGCATCGTCGGACTATCAGACGATCCGCTGCCAGAGGCAGGCGTTTCACCTCGGTCTGATCCAGGCACAGGTGGTGCGCCTGTTGCATGAAGCCGCGCTTGCGGGCAGCCCCTGGATCAGCGGCAAGACTGTCCTGACCTCAGCCGGCTCGAGAAGCCTGAAGATGTCGGACGTGTTCAAGTCGCAGCCGCAGTGGCGCGACCTGATCAGGTCGAATCGCCGCGGGCTCTATCGGCTCGCCTGCGACTGACACAGCCCACCGCGCCCGTTACCGTCGCGCCGCGGAGTGGGATCGTCCGGGGGATGGCGGTGGGATGACGATCCCCCTCGGAACCCATGCACCTGATCCGGCTGGCGCAAACCATCCCCCTCCGGCTCCCACGCCAATCCCGACGACATCCCACAGCACAATTGTGCATCCTGATGCCACGAACAACGCATCCAGGAGACGACGATGGCGGGCAGGCACCTCAACCAGATCGATCTGGCAAACCGCTGGAACATCTCGCACCGCACGCTGGAGCGTTGGCGCTGGACCGGAACGGGTCCTGCGTTCCTGAAGCTGGGCGGCCGCGTCGTTTATCGGAGCGAGGACGTGGAGGCCTTCGAGGCCGGCCATCTGTGCCGGCATCTCAAGATGGCGCCGGTTGCCCCAAGGCGTCTGACCGCAACGCCGCCCACTGCCCGGCCCGGGACGATCTCGCGGCGACCCGCGTAGAGGCGGGAGGAGGAGAACATGTTCATGGGCACCACCCCTTCCTTCACGCTCCGCGTCTGCCGACCGCTCACCGAGATCGAGTTCTGCGCCTGGGTGGCGCAGGCCGAGCCCGGCGATCGGCTGGAATACCATCGCGGCTTCCTGGCCCTCGACATCTTCCCGATGTTCGCCCGCCTGCCGGATCAGCCGCGGGCGGAACTGGCGAGCCTCGGGGCACGCGCCTTCTGCGCCGCCGAACAGGGTCTCGTTCACCTCGTACAGGAGCGCATAGGCCCCGACGAATTCGCCTACATGGCCGTCGCCCGCCCTAAACCCAAGACCGCTGCCGTCACGCTGTCGGCGGTGCTGCTCTGCGAAAGCCAAGCCGCCTGATGATCCTACCCACTCGCGCCAACGGAGACCCCGCCATGCCGCTTCTCGAAAACACTCCCGGTCTGAATGACCTCGACCGCCTGTCGATCGGTGATATCGCAGCCTTGCCGCCCGATCTGCTGTTCATCTTGCAGGAATCCGCCCTTGCGGAAACGGCCCGGGTCAAGCGTCTGCGTGACCGTCTGGAGGCCGGGATCGGCCAGCGCTATGGCGCGGCGACCGAGACCGAACGGTCTGCGCAGGGCAAGACCTCCGGCACCGTCCGGATCGAGGATGCGGGCGTGGTGGTGATCGCCGACCTGCCAAAGAAGGTGACCTGGGATCAGGGCCATCTGGCCGCAATTGCGACCCGCATCGCCTCATCTGGTGACGATCCGACCGAATATCTCGAGATCGCCTATCGCGTGTCCGAGCGCCGGTTCGGCGCCTGGCCCGAGGCGATGCGGGAAGGTTTCGCGGCCGCACGCACCGAGACTACCGGCAAACCGGTGTTCCGGCTCGAGACCCGAGACCGGTAACGCGCGGCGGCGGGACGCCCGAGCGGCAACGCCGGGCAGGTTCCCCTTCGGCACCCGGTCAACCCCGCCGCCGCGCCCCTTTCAATCCTCTGGAGAACCCCATGACTTTCCGCATCATCACCGCCGACGAGCGCATCTCCTCGGCCGAGAACAAGACCTCGCTGGCCATCTTCGGTCCGCCCGGTGTGGGCAAGACCACGCTCCTGAAATCGCTGCCAGCCGATGAAACCATCTGTCTCGACCTCGAGGCCGGGATGAAGTCGGTGCAGGACTGGCGCGGGGCCTCGATCCCGGTGCGCAGCTTCACCGATTTCCGCGATCTGGTGGTGCTGATCGGCGGACCCGACCCGGCGCAGCATCCGCAGTCCTGGTACGGCACCGAACGCCACGCCTGGCTGCAGGCCCAGCACCGCGACAGCGGCATCGAAGCCTTCCTCGCTGCGCGCCGCATCGTGTTTGTCGACTCGATCACCGACTTGACGCGACAGGTCATGGCCTATGCCCGCCAGCAGCCAGAGGCGTTTTCGGATCGGACCGGCAAACCGGATGTGCGTGGGGCCTATGGTTTGCTGGGGCGCGAGGTGATCCAGGCGCTGAAGCATCTGCAGCATGCGCGCGGCAAGACCGTGGTCTTCGTCGGCGTGCTGGAAAAGGTCACCGACGATTTCGGGACGGTCACTTGGCAGTCGCAGATGGAAGGCAGCAAGGCCGGACGGGAATTGCCCGGCATCGTGGACCAGGTGGTCTCGATGCAGCTGTTCGCCCGCGACGCCGAAGGCAGCTGGGTGCTGGACGAGACTGCCACCGAACGTCGCCTCGTCTGCAAATCCGGCAACCCCTGGGGCCTTCCGGCCAAGGACCGCTCCGGCCGTCTGGATATGACCGAACCGCCTGATTTGGGCGCGCTGCTCGCCCGCATCGACGGCCGCACCAACGCCTATCCCGCCTTCTCCTCCTGATCCTGAAAGGACACATGTCATGAGCTACGATCTGAACGACGCCCAGCCGCAGATGGCCCCCATCGGCGAACTGATCCCCGACGGCACCTTTGCCAAGGTGCGCCTGACCATTCGCCCCGGCGGCGTGAACGGCGCGACCCCGGCGGATGCCGGGCTGCTGAAGGCATCGCAATCCAGCGATGCGCGCATGCTCGATTGCGAATTCACCGTGGTCGATGGCCCCCATGCCCGGCGCAAGTTCTGGCAGAGTTTCACCGTGGCGGGTGGCAAGCTGGACGAGAAAGGCCAGTCCATCGGCTGGAAAATCTCGAAATCCACCTTTCGCGCCATCGTCGACAGCGCCCTTGGCCTTGATCCCAGGGACGAAAGCCTCGGCGCCAAGGCCAAGCGGGTTCTGCCTGGTCTGCGGCATCTGGAAGGCATCATTTTCGCCGCCCGCATCATGGTCGAGCCTGCCTCCAACCCGCAGTACCGTGACCAGAACCGCATCGCGAACGTCGTTCTGCCCGACGAGCCGCAACATGCCGCGATCATGCGCGGTGAAACCGTCCCGCCAGATCCCGTCAACGCCCCGCCGCGCAAAGCCCCGAGCGTCGCGGCACCGGGCTGGCAAGCCCCGGCACCGGCATGGGGTGCGGCGCAACCGTCGCCCGCAGCTCCGAACTGGGGCGCGGCACCGCAGCCCGCCGCCGCACCCGCGCCCGCCTGGGGGGCGCAGACTGCCCCCGCAGCCCCGCCCGCACCGCAGGCACCTGCGCCCGCTTCACCGGGAGCACCCGCAATGCCCGCGTGGCTCAATGGCTGAGGCACGACGGACGCGACGGTCAGGTGGGTCGGCACGATCACCAACCGTCGAACCAGGTGAGGCTGGGCCGGGAAACCGGCCCATGACCCCGGATGAATGGCAGGCGCATATGACGCGCGCCGCCGCACTGGAGATCGGAAAATGGCTCGAGGCCCGAGGAAAACTGCACCAACCCATCGCAAGCCTTACCCTCGGCGACCTCGAGGCGATGGCGGTCAACGCCATCTCGCGCTGGATCGTCCTGCAGTCGGAACGCCTGCACCGGGAGGACTGGCCGCAAGAGGACAGGGTCGCCATGCTCTTGCTTGGGTGAGCGGCGTCTCGGAAACGCTCCGGGGAAGCGTTTCAGCCGCGAACGGGCGGAGCCCCGGGAGCACGATCTGCGCTGTCTGCGCGCGGGAAGCCCGCGGCTTCGGCTACGTCCACCGGCTTCAGCACGACCGCTTTCCCTATCACCGCTTCTGCTCGCTCCGCTGTCAGGACGCAGGCAGCGCAATTGCCCAAAGGAACAATGGCATGATCGACAAGACCGCCCGCGAAGGCCGTGCGATCCGCGACGCGCGGATGCTCTTCGCCGAGGCCCTGACCGACCTAGGGCTGATGGAGCCCTTCTTTCACCGCACCGCCGCCGACATCGACCGCCTGATCGAGGCGGCGGTGACCGGCTACGTCGACAGCATGCTGGCGCAGGGGGCGATCAGGGAGCGCACCGGCACGGTCCTCGACGATCCTCTGCCATTCTAGTCGGAGGGCGAAATGACCAACGGTGAAATCTGGAGAACCGTCCCAAGTGTCCCCGACGTGCTGGTGAGCAGCGAGGGGCGCGTGATGCTCGCGCCCTATCGCGGTCCGATGCCCAAGGGCGGCGAGCGATCCTACGGGGGCACGCCGACCTTCGGCGTGTGGAACAAGCAGGATGCCCGCTTCATCATCGTGGTGCGCGGAACGACCTACAAGGTCGCCAGGCTCGTCGCGGAAGCCTTCCACGGACCCGCGCCATTCGACGGCGCCGTCGTCATGCATCTCGACGAAAACGCCGCGAACAATCGCGCCGACAACCTCGCTTGGGGCACGCAGCGCGAGAATCTGAATGCGCCCGGTTTCCTCGAATATTGCCGCGGGAGGACCGGAGACCGTCATCCCGTCGCCGTCGGCAAGCGTCGGAGGGCACGGTCATGATCGACCTGAACGACGACAGCGTGTCCTCCAGCTGGAAACCTCTGCTCGAGGCGGCCACCGAGAACGCCGTCACCGACTTCGAGATCGAGTTCTGCGACAGCCTCCGCGAGAAGCTCGCGCGGTTCGGCGACAGCGCCCGGCTGACGGACGCCCAGTTTCACAAGCTGACCTGCATCGCGCAGGCCGGTGGGTTCTGGGAGCGCGACAAATGATCGACCTGAATCATGGCTCAGGCTGCCTCTATGACCACGCCACGCCGCCAGCCACCATCGCCTCAGCCGTCTCGGCCGCCATCGACCTAGCCCTTGTCGCCCGCAACCGCAGCGAACGACCACGCACCTATGTCAGTTCCTCAGGTCTTGGGCGCGATTGTCTGCGCCAGATCCAGTATGACTTTCTGGCGGTCCCAAAAGACGAGGATCAGGAGTTCGCCCCGAAAACCCTGCGCATCTTCGAGGCGGGGCACCGGGGCGAGGACATCGTCGCTGGCTGG